ATGACGGGTGCGGCCGGGGAGGACCGCTTGTGGTGGTTGCCGCGCCTTCCAGAGGACAAATTCCTCGTCATCAGAAAAAAAGCCTTGCCCAGGCACCCCAATTTGGTGTATGAGATTGGCTATGATGACGTTCTGCGCGCGTGCAGGACTGCCTCGACCTTGTTTCCCACTGTTGCTTCGGATTGGCCAGTGCCCCGCGTCGTCGATCGTGCGGGCACGCTGTGCAGCGTCGTAGGGCGGACGCAGTCCGTCGGTGCGCCGTTCATTTTGTCGCGTGGGCGGTAAACGTACGGCGGACGAGGTCCGCTGTCGACCCGCAGCGCTAGCGCTGCGGCCGCTATTGGGGTCCGAGAGGATCGTCAACTGCGCCCTCGACCGGGCTTGCGGCAGGGGGAGTTGGTGACTCCGAGATGAGCCCCGACAAGTGACGGTATCCTTTCAGACTGCCGGGAGCTGCTGACGAAGGGTGACGATTGGCCTCCGCGCATAGCGGGCCCCGTGCGGGGAGTACGAATATGACGCGACCTGCTGTTGAGGCGGCTCGGGAACATACAGAGTTGGCTATTGCGACACTGGCGAAGATTATCGCCGACGCGTCGGCATCGGCGGCGGCGCGGGTGAACGTGGCGCTTCTGAACCGCAGTTGCGGCAGATCGTCGGTGACGGAGCGTGCCGCGGACGACATGGATACCCTGCCGGATGATCAGCTCGGACGCGAAATCGATCGCCGGATCGCTGAAGCGGCTGCTTTTGGCCGACGCCAAGACACAACCAGTGCAGGTGGAGGAGGAGCACCGACGCACGATCCAGCGGGACCTGACGGCGTGGACTGAGCATGCGCTGGCGCCACTTGACCAGGCACCAGCGCGGCACCAGCGGCTGCTGATCGACGAACTTGAACGCATCGAGCGCGGCGAGATTGACCGGCTGATGGTGTTCATGCCGCCAGGCTCGGCGAAATCGACTTATGCGTCGGTCCTGTTTCCTGCATGGTGGTTCTGCGGCCATCCACGCTCTGCGGTGATTGCAGCATCGCACACGGCGGCACTGGCGCAGCGTTTTGGTCGGCGGGTCCGCAATACGATCGCCGAGAACGCTGCGGCACTAGGCTTCGGCCTGGCGGCCGATAGTGCGGCGGCGGGGCGGTGGGAGACGAACGCGGGCGGCGAGTATTATGCGGCGGGCGTTGGTGGTTCGATCACCGGGCGTCGCGCCGACCTGGCCATTGTCGATGATCCGGTGAAGTCGCGCCAGGCGGCAGAAAGTCAAACGCATCGCGACCGCGCCTGGGACTGGTTCCGGGCTGACCTGCTGACGCGGTTGAAACCTGGGGGCCGCGTCGTTCTGATTATGACCCGGTGGCACGAAGACGATCTGGCTGGCCGACTGCTGCTGATCGAGGCGGAGCGTTGGCGGGTCCTATCGCTGCCGGCCATTGCCGGCGCGGATGATCCGCTGGGTCGAGGGCCCGGCGAGCCGCTGTGGCCGGAGTGGGAGTCGGCGGCTGAACTGTCCGACAAGCGCCGGACAGTGGGCGAACGAGATTGGTTGGCGCTCTATCAGCAGGACCCGCGGCCGCCCGAAGGGGCGCTGTTCCGAGTGCGGCGCATCCCAATTCTTGATGCAGAGCCGGCTGGGAGCCGCGCGGCGCGGGGCTGGGACCTGGCGGCGACAGCGACCGTCGGAACCGCAAATCCGGACTGGACCGTGGGGCTGAAGCTCGGACGGCTGGTTGATGACACATTCGTTGTGCTCGATGTCGTGAGACTGCGCGGCGGGCCCGATGAAGTGGAGGCGACGATCGCTAATACCGCCGGCGCTGATGGCCGCGAGGTGTCGATCGGGCTGCCACAGGATCCGGGGCAGGCGGGCAAGGGACAAGTGCAGTACCTTGTTCGCAAATTGGCGGGCTTTCGGGTCGAGGCGAGCCCGGAAACCGGTGACAAGGCGACCCGCGCGGCGCCAGTCGCTTCGCAAGTCAATGTCGGCAACGTCCGGCTGGTGCGTGCGCCCTGGAACCGGGCGCTGCTCGATGAGATGGCGGCGTTTCCGTCGGGGCGCCATGACGATCAGGTGGATGCACTGGCGCGCGCTTTTGGTTTGCTGGTTGCATCGCCTGAGCCGGCCCGGCGGGCGACGATCCCGATCATGGGTCGTTGAATTCGCCGAAGACCCCTCGCGCACGTCCGTTCTGAGAGACGCAATTATGGGACGCAACGTCCATCCCGGCTTCAATCCGCAGTTCAGTCGCATCAGGGGCAGGTAGTCACCAGTGTTCGGATCGATCGCCGCCCGGGTGCCGCAGGACAAGGACCTGCCTGAACGCGCTTGGCGCCTGGAGGTGCTGCGCCGCGTGTTGGATGGCACGCTCTATGATGTGCTGCCGCACCCGTTCCACGACGAGCGGAAGGCGGGGGGCGAATATGTGCCGCTGCGGGATCGCCGGCCCTGCGTGCGATATGCGCTCTGCCGCACGGTGGTCGAGGACAGCGTATCGCTGTTGTTCGGCGAGGGACGGTTTCCGGCTATCGACTGCCCGGACGAGGCAACGCGGGAGTCGCTGCATGACCTGCTGGTTGAGGCAGGCGCCAATCGCGTTATGATCGATGCTGCGACGCGCGGCTCGGTCGGCTCGGTGGCGATCCTGTTGCGCGTATTGCGTGGGCGCATCTTCCTGGATGTGCTGGATACGCAATACCTGACTCCGGTCTGGGATCCGGAAGCGCCGGACAGGTTGCTGTCGGTGCGTGAGCGCTACAAGGTACAAGGGCGGGCACTGCGGGAGCAGGGTTTCGGGATCCGCGAGGACGAGCTGGAGGCGGACCACTGGTTCGCCCGGGAGTGGACTTCGGACGACGAGACTTGGTTCTTGCCGATGCGGGTGGCAGCCGATGGACCGCTCGGCGCCCCGGAGATCGACGAGGATCGCAGCGTACGGCACGCACTCGGATTCGTGCCGATGGTCTGGGTCCGCAACCTCCCGGGCGGCGATGGCCCCGACGGTTGGTGCACATTCCGTTCTGCGATCGATGCACAGATCGAAATCGACTATCAAATGAGCCAGGCTGGGCGGGGGTTGAAGTACAGCTCGGACCCGACGCTCCTGATCAAGGAGCCGGCAGCGCCGGACGGCGAGATCATCAAGGGTGCCGGCAACGCGCTAGTGGTGAGCGAAAAGGGTGACGCGCGGCTTCTGGAGATCGGTGGCACCGCGTCGGCGGCTGTGCTGGATTACGTGCGGACGCTGCGCGAGCTGGCGTTGGAGAGCGTGCACGGCAACCGCTCGAACGCGGACAAGGTGAGCGCGGCGCAGTCCGGCCGCGCCATGGAGATGTTGCATCAACCACTGATATGGCTGGCGGATCGGTTGCGCATCTCATATGGCCAGGAAGGGCTGCTGCGGCTGGCGCGTATGATCGTGGCAGCGGCACAGATGTATCCGATCAAGGTGCAGGGACGATCGGTGCGGCTGTCCGCCGCTGCGCCGTTGTCGCTGCGCTGGCCCGAGTGGTTTCCGCCAACCGGCGAGGACAAACAGCAGGCAGCGAGCACGCTGTCGGCGCTGCGCAATGCCGGGCTAATCAGCCGTGAGACCGCCGTGAAGGATCGCGCGCCGGTTTACGACGTGGACCACGTGGCCGCTGAGTTGGCGCGCATTGCCGCAGACGAAACAGCAGCAGATCTGCGTGCCCGCAATCAGAGCGCACGGGTGAACGCAACGGAGATGATGCCGGAATGACCGGCGTGGCGGTGTGAGGCTGCCGTAACCTAGAGGACATCGATGTCGGCTACTTCCCCAACTCCGGACCTGCCTGAGGCGAAATCCTTGGCTACCAGGGAGCCGGAGACGTTTTCGCGCGACTACGTGCAAGAACTGAGGCGAGAAAACGAGCAATGGCGCCACAAGGCCCGTGGCCATGAGAACGAAGCGGCCAAGGCGCGAAACGAGGCTCAGGCGGCAATCGCCGAAGTGCGCCGTGCGGCCGATGCCCAGATCATCCAGGCGGAACTGAAAGCGTCTGCTCTGGCAGCAGGCATGATCGACGTCGAGGGATTGAAGTTGCTTGACACCTCTGATGTAGAGCTGAATGAGGAAGGCAACATCGTCATTCCCGCAGCGCTCTTTGCCGACGCCAAGAAGGCGAAGCCGTGGCTATTCGGACAGGCCAGCACGTCGAGCACGGCGGCGACGCCGAAGATCGAACCGCCGAAGACCAAAAGCGTGCGCGAAATGGACGACAAGGAACGTCGCGCGTTCGAACGCGAACACGGCATCTATCGCTGATCGTGAGTCGGCGCCGAGAGCGCCGGCGACTGACCGCCCACCGGGCCATGACGGCCAGGGGCTTCCCCACATAACAACGAGGAGTCCCTTATGGGCATTCAGAACTTCCCGGCGCAACTGCAGCCGATCATTCAGCAGGGCTATCTGGAACACGCGTTTGAAGAATCTCTTCGTGCCAAGCTGGCCTATCGTGCCGTGGCAGACCGTGAACCCTTCGAGGGTCAGATCGGCGAGACCAAGACCAAGACTCGCACCGGCCTGCGGCCGCCTGCCACGACGCCGCTGGTGCCGTCGAACAACACAAATTTCGACAACGGCATGACACCTTCGGTGCCTGGGGTCGAGCAGTACACGCTGACGCTGAATGCGTACGGTGACACTGTTGATCTTAACGTCGTGACGCAGAAGGTCGGCATCGCCAATCAGTTCATTATGAATGCACGGCAGCTCGCAGAGCAGGCGGCGCGCACCTTGGATACTCTGGCGGTGAACGCGCTGTTGAATACGTATCTCGGCGGCAACACGCGAGTACGTGTCACGCTCGGCTCACCAGCTACCATGCTATCGGTCGATGACATCCGCGGTTTCCAAAATGTATTCACCAGCAGCGGTGTGCTGGTTGCGGTGTCCACATCGAATACCTTGACGGTGTCGATCAATGGCACGGCCTACACCGTGACCGGCGCGACCCCGGATGGCACCAATGTTTCGACTGCGCCGGGTGGTATTTCCGGCACTCTGACCACTTCCACGAACGTGTCGGTCTCGAATGGAACAGCCGGCAATCCGGTGGTGGCGTCGATTGCGCCGACGGTGGTTCGGCCCAACAACCGCGCGACAACGGCGGCGCTTATCGCTGGCGATACACTGACCATGGTGGGATGTGTGCTGCAGGCAGCGACGCAACTGCGGCTCAACAACGTGCCGGAGATCGACGGGGCGTACAATTTCTACCTGGATGCGCAGCAGCTCCAGGGATTGTTCAACGACACCGCGTTCCAGACCTTGTTCCGCGGCGCATACCGGGCGCCGGAATACCGACAGGGCGAGGTATTCGAGCTTGTTGGGGTGCGCTTCATCCCGACCAACCTGGCGCCGCAGCAGAACCTGGGCGGGCTCAATATCCGTCGTGGCCTGGTTTGCGGAGCCGGCGCGTTGATCGAGGCAGATCTGCCGACAGCGAACACCGAGACCGACAATCCGCTTGCCGAGGAGATGGTGATTGATGGCGTGCGGATGATCACCCGCGCGCCGATGGACCGTTTGCAGCAGATCGTCGCGCAGTCGTGGGAGTGGATCGGAGCGTTCTGTACGCCGTCCGACACTACCGCCAATCCGACGGTTCTGCCGACGGCGACGAACTCGGCCTGGAAGCGGGCAGTGGTGATCGAGTCGTTATGATACCGCACTACGCTGGCGCGGCTCGCCGGACCACGTCTCGCGACGGGTCCGGCGGTGGCGCACTGCGAGTCAAATTAATGGAGTACGACATGTGCAACCCGCGCGACGCAGCGCTTGAAGACATGTCGGGCGGGTGACGGATGTCGGGTACCATCACTCCTTCGCCGGCAGCGGGATATTCGACGGCGCTGTTCAGCGATGCGGAGAAGGCCGACATTCGGCGCTTCTGCGGCTATCCGGCTTATGGCGGCACGCCGTCTGGCTTCCAGAGCTGGCGGTATTTTCAGGTCTATGGCCTGCTTGAATTCCGGTTGGACAATCTCGCGCCGGCCGAGGCTCAGACCGTCCGGTACTACATAAGTACCTTGTATGGTCTGGAAAGCGCGGTGCTGGGCGCCAGCGGCAACCTGGACACCGATCAAGCCGCTGTATGGAAGCATAATAAGGACGAGGTGCGCGACCGCGCCGGACTGCTCGACAACTGGCGGCGGCGGTTGTGCGGCTTCCTGGGCATTCCGCCGGGACCGGATCTGGCCAGCGGCAATACGATCGGGCTGATCGTCTGATGGTCTCACAGGCGACAATCCAGACCAAGGTCAATCAGGGCTTCGGCATCGTCGCTACCGCGGCCGGCGTAAGCTGCGAGTGGTATCGCGCCTGCTCGGCAGGGAGCCCGATCTCGGGCGGCAACTGGATGGGCACGCTGCCGGTATTGTTCGATACCGCGCCCGACCTGATGCAACGAACTCCGCGCCGGCGGGACAAACCGGAGGAGTGGTTCGGCGCGTTTGATACCATCGGTGTCGCCGTCGGCGACTACCTGACCACACCGAGCTGCGAGACGATGTTCATAGCGGCTATCGACCCGTTTCGGCCGGCGCGGCTAGTGCTGTGCAACCGCACTGTGGACATCCGACAGCCGGCTATGAAGATCGGTTATGGCGCGATTGGGGGCTATGGCGGCGACACGCGAGCAGCGGAGACGGTGCTGGCGAGCAGTTGGCCCTGTGCGATGGTGCAGGGCACCAAGGGCGAGACAGGCGATACTCGGCTGCCCGGCGACGTGAAACTACCGTGGTCGATCGCGCTGTTGCCGGCTATTCCCGGTGTCGTGCTGCGCAACGATTTGATCCTGGTTGAT